TCAACTTCTCAACATGGTTACATGAAGCACAAGTTGAACGTGACAACGCTAAAGCAGAACTTGGAATAGTTGTGGCTAAGCGTCGCAGTTACGGCAACCCAGCAGACCAGTATGCGGTCTTAAGACTTGAAGACTTGATAACCATTTTAAAGAAAGCAGGTTACTGATGGAAGACATAGCACGAGAACTGTACGAATGTTTAATGGAACGAATCTATAACGCAGATAAGTTTGTGCAGAAACTTGGTGTGTCACCACGCGAACGTTCCGCTTTGGATGCGTTCTTAAACCGTGGCTACGAGTCGGTTAAAACTAATGACTGATATTAAACGCACCGAAGGCTATGTCCCTTCGCATGACATCAACCCGCATGACTTCACAAAAGATTTAGCGTTCGGTCATCAAGGCGAAGAAATAGTTAAACAGTTTCTTGCGGATTTGAGCGAAGGTTCATTCGAAGTGAAGTACGACAGGTTCCGCAACGGAAGAATTTTTGTGGAGTTCGAACAGAACCCACGAAACACAGGCTGGAAGCCATCTGGTATAGCGGTAACAACAGCGAAATGGTGGGTGTATATGTTTGCACCCAACGCTTTCTGTATAATAGAACTCGGCAGATTAAAAAGATATTTGAGAGCAAACAAAAACAAACTCCAAATTAAAATCGCCGCACCCAACTCCGACAATCCAGCGAAAGGATTTCTCATATACCCAACAGAGGTAAACGAGTTGATGACCGTATCCACCTACGACTAGAGGATTAATGATTAAACATATACTTGCCACCGTGACAGGGTTACTGTTCTTTGGGGGGTCTGTCTCAACAGCGAAAGCCCCACCACCTAAACCGATACAAGCAATGCAAGCAGTCAATTACCAAGCAAGGGAGACAATACCTCAACCGCCGATACCAGCCGAAGCCCGCCACCCAGAATGGTGGGACATGGCACGGCAAGTTGGATGGGCTGAAGACCAGATGATGATATTAGATTATGTGATACACAGAGAATCACGGGGGCAAATCAAAGCGTTCAACCCGACTGACCCTAACGGTGGTAGCCGTTGTCTCATCCAAATCAACGGGTCATGGACACGATGGCTTCGCGACAAAGGTGTCCTAACCCACGTCGATGACCTCTACAACCCTCGTGTCTGTCTTACGGCAGGGCTGGTCATCTACCAGTACGGTGTAGATAAACACGGCTACGGCTGGGGACCGTGGGCTATTAAACGCCCCTGATATAGTGGCTGTATGAAGGGAAGTAAACAAACCCGATGGTTCTGTGACCGTTGCGATATGACCTTAACCACCTATGTTCGCTTGTCTGAACCCCCGTTGCATCTGTGCGACAACAAAGTCTCTAACAAAAGAGAACCAATAATCCAACCAATGAAAGAGGTATCTAAATGAATAACATAACAATCGTAGGGAACGCAGGTAAACCTGTCGAACTGAAATTCTCGCAAAGCGGGATGGCTGTGGGCACATTCACAGTTGCTACAACAAGCGGTAAAGACGACAAGAAAGTTACCGTCTGGCACAATGTCACAGTCTTCGGACAGATGGCAGAGTACGCCGCGGCATCCATTGAAAAAGGTAGCCGAGTAATTGTTGCAGGCAAACTAGACATCTCAACCTATGAGAAAGATGGGCAGAAGAAAACATCCAGCAAAATTCTTGCCGACGAAATCGGTTTGACTTGCCGTTTCAACCCAGTTATGGCAGATAAAACGGTGCAGGTTGTAGCGAAAGCACAGAACGATTTCGGTAAGATTGGTTTCTTGCAAGAAGAAGAAGCGTTCTAATGGAGATAACCGAATTAGATTTCGAGCAATGGTTAGAAATCGGTATGCGTAGCGGATGGGTTTCACCACCCGTCTGCTACACACACGACGGGCTACCAACTTCTATAACAGAAGACGCAGAATTCGAAGACGGCTCAGACCCATGCCTTCACATCATGCGCTGTTACGAAAGCCCAGCACACAAAGACGCAATAGAACTGAATTACTCGCCAGCGATATGGAGAAACCCTAACCATGATTGAAAACTGCAACGGCTCAGAAATACTATTGGAAGCACACTCGCTAATCACAGGCGCAAGACAAGCACAGTACGCCCACCCATTAGAAGACTACACACAGGCACGCGACATCTTTGAAGGCATGACAGGCGTGTCGCTCACAGTAGAACAAGCAGTCATGTTCATGGTCGCAGTTAAACTGTCGCGTCTTAGGACAGCAATCGCTGACGGCGGATGGCATCACGACAGTATCGTAGACACAGCAGGCTACATCGGTTGCCTGTCAATGGTTCACCATGCTAAGGAAAGACAATGAAAGCAAGACTGTGTTCATGTTTGCCTAAACAATTGTTGCCAGTTAAGCCCGTATGTGGAGATAAGTTAGATGACTCAGAAGAAGACTGAAGAAATCATAAACAATTTACTTGACGAAATATCAAGTCTGAAAGCGTTGATAGAGCAACTGAAGTCCGAAATACATACAGCGAACTTGGAAAGATTTAAACATGATTGACCTTAAACATTTAGATTGGTTCGATGACGCGCTGTGTCGCGGAATGAAAACCACCATCTTTTTCCCTGAGACTGCTGTCGGTGTGTCTACTGCTGGTATCTATGATGAAGCGGTGAAGATTTGTGAGCGTTGCCCTGTCGCTGAAAAATGTTTGGCTTACGCTATGGAATGCGAAACGAATGACATAAGAAGGTACGGTGTGTGGGGTGGTAAAACCCCGAGAGAGCGAGAGTACCGTCGTCATGGTGGTACGGGCGGTAAGTTAAATGGACTTGCCCCGCTACGACGCTAGGGAAGGGGATACCTGCGGAGCAGGGCAAATCCAAACTTTATGCTAGCAGATTATTTAACCAACTGTATCTGGTAGTTGTGTCGATATGACAGGTCGCAGGCTTCGGTGTCTCGGTGTGCTTGATGTTCGGTTGCGTATTGGTGTGCTAGGTCTTTTCGTTTAGTCCAGCACGCATTCGTTCCGTGTCCTGAGCCTTTCCAGTAGGCGACAGGCTGGTTGCCTGCCATCTTCGCGACGATGTAGTGGTAGGTGGGGTGTGTGTAGTTCGGTTGCGTGTTGCGTGGCAGTAGTCGCTGTTTGATTTCCAGCAAGATTTCTACTGATGGGCGTGTCGCTATGAACTTGATTAGTTTGTGGGTCATTGTGGTCTTTCGTGAAAATAACACGCATTAGGAGCGCATTAGAGCGTTTCAAACAGGTGGGTATGGTATGTGGGTGCGGTCAGTTTCGTCGTCTATTTCGGCAATTTTGTAGTCTTCAAAGTCTTCTACCGTGAATGGTACTTCACGATTGTTTTGATTAAGTTGTCGGACTGCTCGGACTATCTGCTCGTTTAGTTCTGATTCGTTCGGTGCGTACTCGCCGTCACCGAGGTAACCCCAGTAGGTCTCGCCTGTGTCTAGGTTCATGGTTGCACCGTCGGGGAACTTCTCTCGTTCAGTTTCGACATCGTGATACCACAGTTGGTTGTCTGCGTCGTAGGTCAGGATGTAGTGGTGGACTGTTGGTTGTTGTTTCATTGTGCTGTCTCCTCTAATAGTGGTTGTATAACTTCGCAACAATCAACACAGGTAAACCCGTCGGGGTATCCATCTGAATAGATGGGTTGTATTCGGTCTACGAGTTCGTGGTCATAGTGATGTTCACCGCAAGTTAAACAAACTGCTGATTCGCTGTTAATCATTAAACCAATTGGTTGCTTGTTCATTGTGTTACCTTTCGTTTCGGTGTGCCGTTCATGTCATACTGACCTACCTCAACCCAATGAGATGTATCGGTGGACAGATATCCGTCTGCGTCTATCGTCTGCGGATAGGCGACTGCGTATATCGTTCTTGGTTTGTTTCCGACTGAATGGATGTTGATGTCCCACTTGTCATTGAAGCAGTAGAACTCATCCATCCCTTCGTATGCTTTGTCGTGTGCGACGAGCGCATTTATGTAGCCTTGTGTGAAGGCTTGCAGTAACGCGAGTTCGCTGTCTGCTATTGCCATTATTGCTGTGTCTTGCATTGCTCCTCTTTCCAGTTTAGGTATGTGATGTAGTTTGTGTCTAGGTCTGCTGGGTCTAGGTCGTTGAACCTGCACCAAGTTTCGAAAGACATTGTGCGTTGCTTCAGTTTCATTTTGTTACTCGCCTTCTTTTGGTGTGACTTGCAGTTCACGCTCTGACCAGCCGAGCACCTGTGCTTCGTCTTGCACCACGAGGTAGTCCATGCCACAAAACATTTGTTCTACGCCGTAGGTTTCTATGGATAGTACGAGTGTGACCTCGATTAGTTTGACTGTCTCTAATGCTTTCATTTGTTTCCCTTCGTTGTTGTTTGTTTATAACATTTCGTTTATGACTGAGCCAGTCATATAAACTTTGCCGTTTCTATTTACTAGTTTGGCTTCTTCTTCAAAGAGTTTTGGGTCGCATAACTCGCAATTCCAATTACCCCATTTATCCTGTTTGATTATGCTGTGGTCGTAGCAACCTTCGCATATACCTTTCATGCTTTCCCCTTTCGTTGTTGTTGTGTGTCGGTCTTACGACCTTGTGGGTGTCGGGGACTCGAACCCCGATGTCTGCCAGCCACCCTGCCTACTTACTCCACTATCCGTGACTCGTCTACAATTGCTAACCCTTCGTAGACGCTCGTGTTATCTCGTTTAATCATGTAACGCATATGAGAGTCGTAACCCTCGACAACGCCACTAATTAAGTTGCC